CATTGTGTAAAAGTAGTTAACGGCAAGCACACATTTGTTACGTCAATAACATTTTTACCGCCATTAATTAAATTACCACACTTATTACACATTTTAACTAAAGTATCATATGTGGGGTGCTGATGGTCTGTACCCCACGTATAATATGTGCCCCTACCCCAGTATAACGATGTCGAATCAGTAATAGCTCCATTATCGCAAGCCGAATTGTATATAGCATCCCAGATTTTTTTAAAATCAAAAGCTTTTTGCATGTATCCATCCCAAAAAATAGGTACACAATATATTTTAGCGTTTTTAAACATCAATTTTGCGTATTTTATAGTATCCTTTACATTGCTATATAAACGCTCATAAAAACTTGAAGTTGAAAAATCACTCTCAAATCTTTCATTCTGACCACCCTCAATTATGATGATATCTACATCATCATTATTGAAAGAATCATCCGTGCTTGCTGTCTCTAACTGCTGTTTAAAATTTGAGGTAGAATTTAATGCGTATCTAGCACCATTAACGCCGTAACTTTTTTGTGCAGTTAAATAACCTAATTCAACAAGTATTTCTCCAAAATTTTTAGTGTATGTTACGCCTCCACTGTTTGGGTCATGCGTTGTATAACTGTCACCAATTATTAGTCCTAAAATTTCCTTGTCTTTTATGATTTCGTTGTTGATTTTTGAAACTTGAGTTTCTAAATTATTTATATCTTCATCATTTTTAATGATGTAATTATTTAAAGTCTCATCATTTTTAGCGATATAATTATTTAGATCATTTTTTACTTTTTCTGTTTCTTCTCGGTAGATTTCAACCTGTGCGTTGTAATTCCCAGTATTAGCCCAATAATCTTGATTTTCGTTAGGTGCACCAATTTCAGGTGGAACAGGCTTTTTACTTGTGAAGCTATTACCCAAATAAGTAACTATTGTTAGTGGTTCGTAACTTAAGCCGTTTACCCATTCAGTACTACCACTTTCACCATTAAAAAATTTTGGTACATATCTTGCCCCAACATATTGTCTTACAGCCATTTTATTTACCTCTCTTTCTTAATATGACAGAACAAGTCTTCCGTATTCTTGTCCGTCAATCTGTATATCTTTACCAGTTGTGTTAAAGTTAATATCTTCCCATGTGTCTGGAATAAAATACAAAATATATCCACTGTCTGAAATTTCAAGAAAAATCATAGTGGCGATATATTTTTTTATAATGCTTTCTGCATAACTTGTATCAAAGTTTGCAATCCATTCTTGTACAACTTTTAATTCAGCTTTTAAGCTTTCAACTTCTTCTGTTATTTCTTTTTCGTTGTCAATTATATTGTTGATATAATTTACAACTTTACACAAAATTTCGTAGTAGCTTAACGAATCATCATACACCAATGGCAAAACTTTTTGACACCAGAATCTAAAGTGCTTAAAATTTCCATCCATTTTTTCACCTCTTTCTTACCACAACTGAAAGAATAAATCGTTACATTCCTCGATTATCATCATATCAATGTTTAAAAATGTTTCACGAAAATCAGACAAAACCTTGCTATAACTTTCGCCACTGTTTTTTCCTCTTACACTGTCAATATATTCGTCTGTTGTACTTATTCTTTCTGTTTCGTTGTCTGTTTTCTTTTCTGTCGTCTCACTTGTTCCGGTATTTGTAGTACTACCACTGGAATTACCAGTATCATGCGTTGCAATTGTTAAATAACTGTCATCCGTGATATTTTGTACGCTACCTTGTGGCGTATCAAGTGTTTTATTCCAGTTATCAGAATCAAGTGTTGTGTTTGTTGTATTTGTACTGTTACCGGAATAAGTGTTATCACTTGTAAAGTCACGATCTTTATTGTTTGACCCTTTACCCGTATGAGTAGTTGTAACATCGACATTGTACATCGGATTAAATTTAATCAATTCCGATTTGTACAATTTATTGTAATATGGCATAATCTCGTTCATTTTTACGTTAAGCCACAATTTCCAAAGTGCTACAGTTTCACACCCTATTTCCCTTGTATAAAAATGTTTTATAATTTTTTCGCACAAAACATTTCTATAATTTTCATCAAAAATTGGAAAACTAAAGTCAAATATTTTCGGTAATGCCTTTTGTACAATCTCATCAACGTTTGAATATCCTTGACTTTCGTTAAGTCCGGCATATTGCTCACAAATAAAGCGTACCTCTGTTGTATATTTACTCGTCTTCGTCACCCCCAATTACATCGAAAGTATTCCTTAACCGTACATCAATATCAAGTCCGAACATTTCATTGATTTGCTTGCAAGCTTGTTTACGCATATACAATCTACTGTTGCCACTTGCAATAGTTCCACCCTGACTTCTTAGCACCTCATCGGTAATGACACGTTCCTTTTTATTTATTGTCATGTTTGGAATGCCTAAATAAGTAAGTGCTTCGTTCCAGTATTGTGTTTTAAGATTATAAATCTTGTCACACACATAAGGAGCGTCAGTTTTTAGGACTTGAAAATTTTGAGTATTTAAGTCATCGTCGCCAAAGATAAAAGGTTGATTTCCATCATACTGCATATATAAGTTTTTCATAGTTAGTCGTTTCTTTTCACTAGATTTAATCAATACGGGCGTTTTCTGGGCGTTTGCGTTAACATCAATAACACGGTCAAGATTGTATAGGCGTTTTGCAAATAATTCTACGTCTCTTACACAAGATGTATGTAACATATTATTAAATATAATTACACTGTCTTTTTCTGTGAGTTTTTTGTTATATCCGTTTGCCGAGTAAGCAGTACGTTGTATCGGGATACGATACACATTAAGTCTACCGGCAATCATTGTTTGTAAGCACAAATGACCTAGAATTGAATCTTCAAAGAAAACACACATACCGTCCGAAAATAGTGTCAATTCCAGAAAACGTTCATCAACGCTAATTGGTAAATTAATCCATTCATACATTGATATAGCCATTTCTTTTATCCTGTCATAATACATATTCCACGTATATGTATTTACTTTTAATGATTCATTAAATTGCGTTTTTTTCTTTCTCATTCTTATCACCCCCTATCTGACACAATAGAATTATCAAGAGTATAATTTCCAACATCAGTCGTATGCCACAACGTAATACCAGAATTAAATGCGTTTGCAATTTGTACAAGTGCTTCGTTAGGTATTGACCCAGTAATATAAGCATCTTGTGTTTGTACATAATTAAAAGACGTTCTACTTTTTGTCTCGGGTACTTTGTATCTCAAAACCTTATACCCAAAACGTGTAAAATAATCGTCAACAACTCTTGCCATTTCTGCTCGTATACCCATTGTATAAAATGAATAGCCCATTTGATTATTCTGCACGTCAATGTAAGGGCTTGCATAATTTCCTTTTGGCGTTTCTGGTTGTACAAATGATGTAGCAATCTCACTTACCCTGTCTGAAATAGGTTGTGGATTTAAACTCAATACACTTGCAATCGTAGCGGATATATTTTTGCTACTCATATTACTTGCAACTGCATCCTCAGACCACGAACATTGTGGAAAGTTACCGATATATAACGAACCACTTCTATTCCCGGCTTTTTGATAATTTTGCGGTTGTAAACAACATTCACAAGCGTTTACATAATTATCAAGCAGTAAAAAATTTACACCTGTACCATCGTTTGTATCTTCCCACCTAAACTCTGATACACCACCTTGATTATTTTCTACACGCAAAAACGTGTATGGATATGTTAACAACTTGTTGTTAACAGGTGTATAGGCATCAGATTTGTTCCCGACGCCTAGACTACTAGGCCTTGTGCCTGTTTCCTCTTCTGTGATTGGATTTGAAAAATAGTTCAAAAATTCATTAGGAATTGTATACACGTTTGAGACAATTAATCCATTACTAATCAAGTTAGTAATAATTTCATTTATATTGTCTGCATCAAGGTCAGATAAATACATTGTACCACCTGTATACAAATTGCGAATAATTTTACCGTTTACTGTACCGGGTCTTACACTACTTGTATTAGGTATTGCTACTATGATACATTTCCAATCAGTAAAATAGTGCGTCATGGTTTTCATTACTACATTTTCGCCAAAAGAAATATCCTCTGGTATTGTATGCGCCCCGATTGTATCATCTACAACGTGCTCCCGTATAGTATAACAATTACCTAAAGCAAAATCAAATAAAAACGTCTGCATCCAGTCAACATCAATAGAAACCGCTGACACCTCGTTGTTGATGTACTCAACATTTGTAATAAATCCATAAAACCATTTGTCACCAAAACCAACGTTTTTAAAAGCGCAATAATTTGCATTGTACAAATTATCAGCAACAACTGGAAGTCTAACAACATTTTCTTTTCTTATGTAACTAAAATTAGAAAATGTGTAGGCTGTTTTTGCGTTAAAATACGCCTGTTGCTGTACCTCACTATTAAAAAGAATAGTGTGTTTGTGGGAATTATCGAACGGAACATCTGTTATTACTTTAAATATTGACTGTGGTGCAATATACATTTTATCAACTCCTTATTGTTTCACGTGAAACATTAACGTTCAAATGTTTCACGTGAAACATTAACGTTCAAATGTTTCACGTGAAACATTTTATTATGCTACTGTTATAGTACAAGTGTCACTCTTTGTATTGTCATAAACAGATGTAGCTGTAACCACCACTTCACCTGTGGCAGATTCACCCAATTTTACAAGTCCGCTATCTGATACAGTAGCATCACCGGATGTTACAGACCATGTTACTCCCTTAGGGGCAAAATCAGTCGTCTGCACTACAGCACTTAACTGTACGATTCCGTTTGCGTTAGCATTAGCGGTTTTGGGTGATACAGTGACAGAAGTAACTGTAGGTGTACCGCTAACAAATAGAGCATTATTAGCAAAAGGAGATACGGAAAATGTTTTCCAGACATGATAAAAATAATTCCAATACAGACCTTGTCCGTTGTAATTTTCTGTAAAACTCTGGAAATTGTCAAAAATCATGAACCAATTTTCATCCACCAAAATAGCGGGGATTGCGCTTAGTGCCAACAAGTCATCTTCGCCAATCTTGATATAATTGGGGTCATCCTTAAACAACTCATTTAATCTGGCAATATCAAGATCACCGAAAGAATCAACAAGCACCTTGTGACCTATAAATTCTGCCTTGTCCATATTAAATGCAGATGCTAGCACCTCAACGTCCATAGTCGCATCAAAATCAGCGTTAACAATCAAATACTGTTCATTTTTATCTGACTTTGTTGCAACTCCGGCAACGTTATACTTTGTTTTTAAAAATGTAAACGTGTTACTAATGCTCTTAATTGCCGTCACGATCTGTTTTGCGTTTGAAGCCTGTACTGTTGGAATTGTCACAACATTCATTCTACCGTCAAGAATATGTCTTGCTAACAGGTATTTCATAGTTAGAAATTCATCGTAGTTAGCACCGGTATACATTGCATCTACGATTTTAGCAATCAAATCTGTGATGCCGTCAACACTCAAAAAAGCCTGTCTTAACTGGTCGTTGCTAACAGTGCTCTTATAAAATTTCTGATAATTCATAATATGAAAAGCCGCTCTAACGTCCGGAATCTCACGTTTGAATACTTCACTTTCAGCAACAGCCTGATCGAACTGAAACGGTTTTGCGATGTTTACGAAAACTTCTTCGATAGTTTCGCCGTATTCCAAAAATCCTTTTTTAAATCTTTCCCACGGGTTAGAATACATCTTGCTTGTAATAAGCACCCTTCCGATTCTGTTTACAAGTGCGCTGAGAAATTCATTCTGTAATGCCGGATAGTCCATAATAATACTACCGATTGCCCTAATGCTTTCAGCGTCCGGTGTGGCTTTGGGTACGTAATCTTTGTAATTCTGTGATGCATTGTTTCGAATAACATTTAATACATCAATGGATGTATTTGTTAATACTTTTACTTTTGGTCTTGTTGCCATGTTTTATTCCTCTCTTTCCTCAAATAATTCGTCAAATGTAGCCGGCTCGCTTTCGTCTTTCACATCTTCACGATTTTCATCTACAATATCCTCTTTTCCCTCAAAAAATCTCCTACGATAACGTTCACGCCATTCAGCATCAAGGTCGTTGTATTTTCTCTCCCAGTCATCGCTGTTTCTATCAGTCTCAAGACTGTTATACGTGTCAGTCATGTCCTCAATAAATTTCAGCGATTCGTCATCAGTATTTTCACCAACCCGTTTATTGATAGCTTCAAAAAATTCGTCTCTGGTTAATATCATGTTTTTACACCTCCTTTAATAATTTGTTAACGATAGACTGTATTTCTTTATAATCATAACCGGCAAGGGTTAACGCTTCTTTTCTTGCTTGTCCGTTGCCCCACTTACCAGTTAAGACTTGCCTTGCCACCGTTTCTAACTCATTTGTCTCTCTCAAAAAAAGAGTTAATTCTTCGTTTCTGCGCTTAACTAGTCCATTTAGTTTCACACCTCCCGACTTACAATATAACGGTAATGCGTTTGCTATTTGTGATATAGTCCGCTTGCCATTATTTGTAAGTTGTTTAATATTGCCAACATTAAAAGCAAAAGACACAAGAGCATCATATTGACATTGATTAAAGCTATACAATTGGTTATAAATATTTACTGCATTTTCGGCTTTTTTAATGTCGTTATGCAATAGACTTTCAGCTGTCTCTTTAGTGATTACCATACCTTTGGTTATGTTCTTACCATAATGACCATAACCTATTGTATAATATTTTTCAGTGGATACAGCTTTATAAGCTACTAATCTTAACCCCTCGTATTTTTTTATCAATTCATAAGCTTTATTGCTACTTTTCAATATCTTTGCCCTCACTTATAATATCGCTTAATTTCTGCAATGCTAACGTGTTTTGGTTCAAGGCTTCGGTAAATTCTTTTGTTTCTGACTTGTGCATTTCAGACAACTTGTAAATGTACCAAAGTAAGATAAGACATATTGCGATAGGAAAACCAACTGTACTAATTACCGTTGTGATACCTGTAAGTGCTTCCATATTTTTTTCCACCTCCTTTATAATATTATACCATAACTACTTGAAAAATGTCAATATCTATGATATAATTTAATAAAGAATTAAAGGAGGTGACAACAATGTCATATTATGATGGTACTAAACTTTTGAGTTTAAAGGATATTAATGGCAACACACCAGAAATTTATATGTGTACGTCTAATCGTTCGGCAGGAAAGACTACCTATTTTAATAGACTTTGTGTTAACCGTTTTTTGAAAAACGCTGAAAAATTTGCACTTATTTATCGGTATAACTATGAACTAGACGACATTGTTGATAAATTTTTTAAGGACATTCAGAGTTTGTTCTTTTCGAATCATAACATGACAGCCAAAAAGAGAGCAAAGGGAATTTATCAAGAATTGTTTATTGATGACATCCCTTGCGGGTATGCTATTTCCTTAAATAGTGCTGATACTATTAAAAAATATTCACATTTATTTAGTGACGTATCACGCATGATTTTTGACGAATTCCAGTCGGAAACAAATCACTATTGCGCAGAAGAATTAAGAAAATTTCAGAGCGTTCATAAATCAATAGCAAGGGGACAAGGAAAAATGGTTAGACGTGTGCCCGTATATATGTTAAGTAATCCCGTCACTATTCTAAATCCTTACTACGTGGCTTTTGGTATATCAACACGATTAAGAGAGGACACTGTATTTTTGCGTGGTGACGGATTTGTGTGTGAACAAGGTTTTAACCAAGACGCACATGACGCACAAATTGAAAGCGGCTTTAACAGAGCTTTTTCGTCCGATTCGTACCAGTCATATTCCAACGAGGGTATTTATCTAAATGATAGTAAATCCTTTCTTGACAAACCCATTGGAAAAAGTCGCTATCTGTGCACCTTGAAATACAAGGGAAAAGAATATGCTGTCCGTGAATATGCAGAACAGGGAATCATTTATGCAGACGATAGAGTTGACAGCACTTTTCCTTTCCGCTTAGTTGTTACAGTTAATGACCACGATATAAACTATGTAATGCTAAAAAGGAATGATGTTTTTATATCCTCTTTACGTTATTTTTTCGAAAAAGGATGTTTTCGTTTTAAAGATTTAGAATGTAAAGACGCTATTCTTACTGTTTTATCTTATTAATGTTTCACGTGAAACATTTTTTGGTATCTGCACTGGTTTTAATGTCTGAGTAGTGTGGACAGCACGGGTGAAAGAAACCGCCACATATAACTTGTCGATTATGCGAATCGCTTTCATTATACTAGTGTTATAGATATATTAAAGAGACTGATCTTATATCAGTCTCTTTTTGTTATCTCATTTCATAGTTTGTTTCTGTTAATAGTACTCCACCTAAAATTCTTTTTGGTAATAATTTCCCTGGTACTATAAGACCCTCTTTGAAATCCTCTAAATTTCTTAATATTTTTTCATCACCATTATATAAAAATTTTTGTTCTTCTTCGGTATATTCTTCTTTATTTTTCTGAGTTCCTGTTAAACTTTCGTTTAAAAGATTTTTACATTTTTGTGGCATACCGGCACACTTAATATTATAATATGGTTCTACCGCTTCACCGTCCTCATGTGTTACGTGCTCAATGTATGTCTTTTGCCTTGCAAATATAGCACTATCCCAGTAGCTTTCTAATTTCCAACAATTAAAGTCAGACTTGTGTATTTTTAAACCAACTACTTCATCTGGAAATAAATCACAGTGAATAGAATCAGTATCAGCGTAAATAAATCCACGTTCATTTTCACCGTGATAATTCATTTGTGCGTGACGTATGGTAAAGTTGCGCGCGTAACTGGTTATTGCTGACCCTATCGCAATGTATCCCGCTTTTTTGTCATGTGCTTCTACGTTATAAAACCCTACTACATTATCGTCTTTCAAATATGCATATTTAAAAGACGAATCATCAGACGATGCTAATTTCCCATATAAGTTGTTTAAAAACAATTTTGCAAGTGTTCTTTTTGCACCTTTACTTTTCATTTTAATTTGCTTGTATTTGTCTAAGTATTCGTCAAATATTCCAACTTGTGCATAAAAATAACAACCATCTATAATTTCAAAATCTACCAGTTCGTAGTGCTCTTTTATTAATTCATAGTCTGTCATAGTCAGTACAAGTTCTTGTTTAGTGTCTATTGTGTTACCATACTTATCCTTATAATATTGGCAGTACATTCCTAACTTATTATCGTAATAATCGGATGTTACTAATGATTCCGTTCCTTTGTATATGTATTTTCCCTTTATTTGTATAAATGGTAGATACCCCTTTTTTAAGTAAAAACGTGTTTTTATTCTAATAAAGTAATATTTATTAGGTTTTAGTGCTTCTTCTGGTATATAGTTTCCACACCAAAATTTAGGGACACCTATTGGATAACGATTTCCACTACTAGAATGCATTTCAGAAGGATAAAGAGAGTTTACGTCAGCCGTTAACCCCTTAGAAAAAACCTTGTTTTCTTTTCCTTTTACAAGGTAGCACCATCCACCACGATAACTTTTTCTTATCCATTTATCTACCGTATCATAAGTGTGCGCATCCTTATTCAATTCGATAAGTGTTAAGTCTGGAAACCAATTTTTAAAATCCTGTGTCAATATTGTTTTTTTAAACTCTGATAGGCAACATGAACCTATTGTTAATTTTTTATGACCCTCTTCAAACATGATTTCCAATGCTTCTTTTACAACTAAAGCGTCATTCTTTATGTACTCTTTTTCCTTTTGTGTAATTTCACAACCGGAATATCGATACCCCGTATATTCCATGTCAAGTTTTTTATGTTTTGTACCAAAAGATTTCCCTATTTCTATTACACTAAATGGCAACAATTTCAAGGAGTCACGTATTTCAATTATGTGGTTATTTACCTTTATTGTTATTGAATACCATTGACCCATATCAGATATTACATACTTAAAAGTATTATTTTTCATATCTTTTATGTCATAAAAAAACATTGATGTTTTTTCGTCGTTTAAGTATTCTACTGCTTGTTCTAAGCGTAAATCTTTTAACAAAAAAGACAGCCAAAAATTACCATCAAATTTTAAATTGTGATAATAAGCGCATATATTGCAATTTAAGTCTTTAAAATAATTAAAAGTGTCGAATATACTATGAAAGATAACAACATCCTCTGTAAACAACTCAACACAAGCAGATGCCCAGACCTCAGTATTTACTTGTCCTTTATAAACTGTTGTCTCAAAGTCGCACGAAAAAAACTTAAAATTAATATTTCTCACGATGTTCGTTCCTTAAGGTTCGAAAAATTCTTGTTCACCAGATATGCTTTCTGCTTCAATTTGCGAAAGTGGATGACCCATATTTAATAGGTTGGCAAGTTCTATAAAATGATTCTGTATTCTTTTTTCGTCACCGCTATCTTCAAATATTTCATCCAGTTGTACGGATATATCATTTTCTTTTTCTAGTAAATAGTTATAATACAAGTCTAAGCTATCATTATAGTCATAATAACTAACATTGTCGTCAAATATTTTTAATAGTCCTTGTTTTCTACCTTCTATTTCAATAGGTCTTGTTCCGTCTTTTTTAGTTAGATTTATTATTTGATTTCTGATATGCTCTATTACATCAAAGGTTGCTATTGGTAAACCGTCCTCTGTTTCGTCAATAGCTAACATTTCTTTTTTCTGCTTTTGTTTTGCTAGTTTAACAAGTTCCCTATTTGCTTTTACTACACTTTTTCTATAATTAGATGATTCCTTTGTTATAATTTCACCTGTTGTAAAATCAATTAATTCTGACTTGCTTCTTATCGCTTTAGGTGTAATCTTTTTTAATCTATTTATTGATGCTTTTGTAATGCGTTTTGGAATATCTGGTAGTAAATTTTCCGGGATTATATACCCAGATTTTTTTTGTTGTGAAATTGCTTGTTGAATACGCTTTCGTTCTTTCATGTATTCTTGTTTACGTGTCATATAACTATATCTCCTTATACAAAAACAGCGAGAGACGTGTTCCACCTCTCGCTGTTTTTAATGATGTATTAAACAATGGAACACTTAATAAAGGATTTACCCTTATAATTTTTCGATTCTACCTTAAAACAGCAAATTTCATATTCTTCTTTCTCTTCACGCATAATTTCAAAAATCTGCATGAAAGATTCTTTAAAAGATTCGGACGAAGTGGAATACATATCGCCGTTAATATCGATAACAATGAAAACTTCATAATCTTTATTGTCAGATTTTTCATTATGCACACCTAATAAAACATAATCTGTAGGCTTAATAATCAAATTTCCGTTATGCTCGTCAATTTTCTGGTCAATGGGTAAACAGATTTGAATATCTGTTACTTTTAATTTCTCCCTTGCTGTTAATTCCTTTGATGATTCTTTAATTGTTACACTGTAGTCGTTTTTCATGTTATTTTACCTCTCTTTTTTCTTATTCTTCTACGGTTTCAGTAATGGCTTCATCAATAAAATGACGTTTTTCGTCAAGTTCCTTTGCATGCAACATGAATGTTTCCTCACTCATACCATAGATTTTTTCAGACTGTTCTACACTCTGAATCTGAACGATTTTTCTTGAATCGTTGTCATAAAATTCGTGTGCCTTTGAATCAAGTTTCTTGTCAGAAGCTGTAAATGATCCGGGTATTACAAATGTGTCATTGTAAGGTTCGACCTTTTTTAAGTCAATACATAATGCTGTTACTTTAGTGCTGATAATAGTACGTGTTACTTTCTTTGCCATAATCTTTTTTCCTCCTTTTGATTGGCTTAATTGTGTTTGATATATTATAAGCTGTTAAGCATTATAACCATCCGTAAAAATAATAGATACAATACGTTTAGAGTTAATTACAGGTAAATTTTCACATATTACTTCCATTGTAACATCTAATTCGTCGGAATATAATTTTGTATCTGATAATTGATGAATACCTAATGTGCCCATAAACTGTTCATATAGCGTATTTAACATTGTAATCACCTCATTTCTATTACTTAACTCTATAATGATATTATAATATCATAATATGAAAGTAAAATGAACAAATTGTGAACAAATTGTGAACATTATCCCAGATAATAAAATTTACCGTCTTCTATTATAACTTCAAGGCCGTAATAGCTAGCATCATCAAAAATATAAAGCATTTCAGCAATAGAAAAAGTATTGATCATAGTATTGTTTATAAGATATTTTTTCATGTTTTATTCCTCCTTTCCAATTTCTGACTCTACGTCTTGACCAAGTGCAAATGAAATACCTAAAATTACACCCATTACTTTAGCCGAATTAATCTTAAAATAATCAGGGGTACATTTTCCATTGTCTAATTCTGTTATTAACTTTTTATGTGTTTTAATAAGTTCATCTATTTTTAATTCGCATAATTCCCTTTGTAACATCATTACTTTTATTCCTTTCTAATTATAAAATTATTGAAATTCGTGCTTTTTATTGAATATCTTCTTTTTCAATAATCAATATACCTAAACAATTTAATTTAATATAACTATAAATCCTATTTAAATATGAATTTACGATATAATATGTTTTGTTATTGTCTACATATATTGTTGAATAAGTGCTATCTTTAGAAGTCTGCTCTACTAAATAATAATTACTTAATATGTAGTCAATATTAGCTTGAAATACTAAATGCGGTTGTATTTGTTTTTGAATAATTATACCATTTGCTATCATGTATTTTTCTCCTTTCTTCCTGTCTAGCCGATAGAACAGCTAGTTATTATAAACTTTCTTTTTCCAAGCGTTCCCA